GGTGCGGATAGCGTAGCCACACTTCAAACACTTACAGGCTAGGTTGCGGGTTGTTTGTCTTTTGTAATTGGCGGTGAGTTTTGAATGTGGATATTCGCCCTCATTCTTAACCCACTCTTGAATCAAGGCACTAAGCCACTCGCCAGCATGAGTGCTGGTGAGTTTGCCCTCTAATCCAACTGATCTAGCACACAAGCCAAACACCTTGTTATGACCCTCTTTATTGCCAACAGTAGCATGGCATAGCTCATGGATAAGAACATCAACTACCCGAACAGAATCGGCTAGGCTTGGCACAATCATAATTTGAATGGTGTCATCAGATGACATGGAAGCGGGATAGCACTCGCCAAGTGCAAATCGTTTTTGGTGTTTCTTAGTGTGAATCCCGCCACTAGCTAGTGAACAGGATAGGCGAACATTGGCGGGGATTTTGTAGCCCTTTGAAGCGAACAGGGGGCGAATGTATTTATCGGTGATGAGAGTGAGCCAAGCCTCTCTGTTGGCATTGGTGCTGGTTGGTGCTGGTTGGTAGGTGAGTAATAACATGGTGTTCTAATCCTTTCAAGGTTAGGAATCAAATAAAAGTGAATAAACAATTCACACCATAATTAGATCATAGTATTGGCTTGTTATGCAAAATATATTAGATAGAAAAGTAATAAAGAATGGCTATCTTATAATTAGGGTTTACCCTAAAAAATCGAGATCGTCATGCGGTTGGGGCTAGGGTATCAACTCATCACTAAATGGCTCTATGACCCGATTAAGTGGCTTAGCGGGCATTTTCACAATATGGAATGAACAGGCTTCACTTCACCTCATCACCGCCTACCCTCGCACCCGCATAGCCATATTGCACCGCAACACAATGCACCACATTGGTGCATTGTTTAAACTGCCTGTGTGCTATGTTGCACCGCAACACCAATGCACCGATATGGTGCGTGATGTTGCAACGCAACATATTGCCCGCATTGTTTAAACTATGTTGCACCGCAACACCAATGCACCAATGTGGTGCTTCCGCATTGTGGGATAGCATCTCATAATGTGAAACTGATCACCCTCTTTATGTAAGTGGGGGCTTACTAACTTAGCGATCACCCCTTTTAGAGTCTCATGGCGGACCGTCGTCCTGGGGCCCCATAGACCGCAAGTTTTTATACCCCACCCCCCTTTTTGTGGTAAAAACGCAACATTTTAAAATTTTTTTTTCAAATTTGTAGGGTTTGTTTTCAAATTTGTAGGGAACAAATAAGAATCATTCTCATTCGCTCTATATACATCAATGACTTACAAGGCGATTTGTAGGGTCTGTTGGGTCTGTTGGGTCTAAACCTATTATTTTTTTAAAATTTTTTAAAATAAAAAACGTAAGTGTCGGGTAAAGTGGGTTTAGACCCAACAGACCCTACAAACCCTACAAATGGAAAACAAAAATCAATGGCTTAGGGCAGCAATCTGACATTGTTTGCATTAGTTGATATATGACTAAGTATGTATATCAAATCAAAGGCGCATTGGAAAATGTGGCGGGCCAGCTCAAAGGGCTGCAAATTTTGGTATGCGACCTCTATAACTTTGAGATTGTGGATGTGCCAATCGAAATATTGGACCATGAAACAACCAAGTATTTGGAGTTCAGACTTAAAGTCACAACCGAGCCATTAGACATTCAACGATTACCAAATGGCATTCAAAATCAAATACGCACGCCGTTAGGGCGATGGCTGGACCATTGGGTCCTTGAAAACTTTCATGGCAATATTAGCAAACCAAAAAGTACTAACCCTTGATTACTGGAAACGCGCCGAGCATCTTAAAAAAGGCGACGTGGTTTTTGACAAAGACGGCAACCCGGCCCAGGTAACCCTGGTGCAACCGTACACCCCCAAAGAGTGCTATGAGGTTTTATTCAACGACTATTTGACGTTGGCTGGCGACGAGAAGATGGGGTTCATAGCCGAAAACCGCAACGACCGCATCAAAGAATCCAAGTACAAACAAAAGCTAAAGACCAACCGGCCGCTTCGTAACAAGAAGATTAAAGATCTATTGGAAGAGCCGCTGCACAATACCGAACACCATTACTTTGAGTATTCGGTCAGAACTACCCCGCCAATCAGCCTACCCACCCAACTGCTTCCTGTGCCACCCTTTGTGTTTGGCTTTTGGTTTATCAACCGAAAGCGAGGCGGCTACATGGTTGCCCCTCTTGGAACGGCGGACATGATCTACGAGCAGTTTAGGGACACAGGGTACGCCATCAAAGAAACCAACGGAACATCATCCAAACGCCGCAGGTTTATAACCACCCCCAGCATTCGTGATCAGCTGGCACCGTTTGTGCCGTACAAGATTCCTGGCAACTACATGATGGCCGCGCCTGACCAACGGATAGAATTGCTGCGTGGCATACTGCACGCCAAGAAATCGTGTTATAATAAAGCTACAGATAACTTTAGATTTACTGTAAAAGACGCCACGATTGCTAAACAGATCCAGTGGCTTGTAGAATCTTTAGGGCACAAAACTGCGTTGACTTATAACCCAATAATTAAAAGCTACATTGTTACGTTTAAGAGCAAACTTAAGCTAATGACAGACCAAGACTCCAAGCCATTGAAGTGGGCATACGGTCGGCGCTATATTAGGAAAATTACAAAGATTGATCCTGCCCCGTGCGTGCACATTGAGACAAACGGAGCCAATGGAACCATGTTGGTCGGTGAAGGATTTATAGCATGCCACTAACAGCAACCCAAGAAGCCAACATTAAAAAGTTTGTAGAGGCCCGTAAGCACTGGCCTAAGCCACAGATTGAGGCTGCGGTATGGCAGATCAAATGGGCGCTACAAGCATTACCACATCAAAAGGAACCAGAAGATGGTGAATACGACACGTTTCTCATGCTTGCCGGACGGGGATCTGGCAAGACGCACACTGCTAGCCATTGGATTGGCATTCGGGCTTGGGTATATGACGGAACCCGCTGGCTCGTCACTGCCCCAACCTCCAATGATATACGTGCAACTTGTTTTGAGGGAGACAGCGGATTACTCAATATCATCCCCTCGAGCCTTATCAGAGATTACAACAAGTCCCTCTTCGAAATTACTCTCACAAACGGATCAATCATTCAAGGGATTCCAGCATCAGAACCTGAGCGATATCGTGGTAAACAATACCACGGAGCCTGGTTTGACGAATTGTGTGCCTTCGAGTATCTTGACGAGGCCTATGACGGCGTCCAATTTACGTTGCGACTTAAAGACCCCAGAATCAAACGGGTACAGCAAATCATTACCACAACCCCCAAACCAAAAGAACTCATCGTTGACCTCAACGAAGGAAAAGTAGGTGGGGATGTTTATGTAGTAAATGCTAGTTCGTATGACAACAAAGAAAACTTATCTGAAACATTTTTCAAACAGTTAGAAACATACGATGGCACAGACATTGGTAGGCAAGAAATTTATGGTGAGATTCTCGACCCAGAATCCGCTGGTATTATCAAACGTAAAATGTTTCGTATGTGGCCAGCTGACAAACCAACACCTGTCCTTGAGTATGTGATTGCCAGCTACGATCCTGCAACCTCAGAAAAAACTATGAACGACCCGACGGCTTGCACGGTATGGGGCGTGTTTGAACAGCAAGACGCCGGCATGGCAATCATCTTACTTGACGCATGGGACGAGCACCTATCATATCCAGAGCTACGCCGTAAAGTCATCGACGACTTTAAGGAAGTGGTATACGGCGCGGACAACGACTTTGGTAAAGGCAAGAAGGCTGACCTTATCCTTATGGAAGATAAGTCTGCAGGTATCTCCCTGATCCAAGAGTTACAGGGCGCTGGTGTACCAGTGCGTGGATATAACCCTGGTCGTGCCGATAAGGTACAACGTTTAAACATTGTGGCACCGCTAGTGGCTAAAGGCAAAGTGTTTATTCCCGAGGAACCAACCCAACGTGGCGACTTTGCTCAGTGGGCCAAACGTTTCTTGCGCCAAGTGTGTTCGTTCCCAGAAGCCGGCGGGCATGACGACTACGTGGACTCACTATCCCAAGCCCTGCGTGTTTTGCGCGATTCTGGCTGGATCCAGCTTGATTACTTGCCAGCCAGGGATTACAGCTACGCAGATGACAACCGTAAGCGGTTTGAGAACCCCTATACGTTATAGGGCGCTTTTACCCCTAATTGTGCATTAGTGTAATTAGGAACATAAATCCAAAACAAAGACAATGGCACAACAACCCCAAATCCCAATCCAATCCGGCGGAAACCTTCCAGCCCTAGATGATCGCCAAGACGATCTAGGTTTGGCAGAAGACCAAGATGCCGAGATGGAGCATTATGAAGACGTGCTTGACTTGGATCCTGATGAGGTAGAAGAAGAAGTAATTGAGCTAGATGACGGCTCAGTTGTTGTTAACTACCATGAAAAATCTAGCCCACTAAAAAATCCTGAGTTCTACGAGAATTTGGCTGAAGTGTTTGACGAAGGCACACTACAGCATTTAGCGATCGAGTATCTTGATTATATCGATATCGATAAAGAATCACGTAAACAGCGCGATAAACAATACGAAGACGGCCTACGCCGTACCGGTTTAGGTAAGGACGCACCTGGAGGAGCCACGTTCGACGGAGCTTCCAAAGTCGTCCACCCAGTTATGGCAGAGTCATGCGTTGACTTTGCTGCTGCGTCTGCACGCGAGTTACTACCACCTGAAGGAATTGTTAAATCTAACATTAAAGGTGAAGCAGACAAATACAAAGAAGAAACAGCTGATCGCAAAACCAACTTCCTTAACTGGCAGCTTACAGAGCAGATTCCAGAATACCGCGACGAGATGGAGCAGTTGCTCACTCAGTTGCCATTAGGCGGATCACAATTTCTTAAGTGGCGTTTTGATGTAGAACAAAAACGACCAATGTGCGAATGGGTGCCGATTGATAACATCTTCCTACCATTCTCATCTACTAACTTTTACACCGCTCAGCGTGTAACAGAACAACAAGACATTACTGAAGATATTTTCCTCAAACGTATTGAGGATGGATTATACCGCGACATTGATAATATTTATCAATCTACTTCAGATGCTCCGTTAAACGATCAGACCCAGTCTGAAAAAGCAAATAACAAGATTGAAGGCAAAGACATTCCTTCAGTCAATATTGATGGCCTACGCCGCGTATATGAAATTACTTGTTTCATTCGTTTAGATGAAGACCCGCTAACTGATGGACGCCGCGCCCCATACATTTTAACAATTGATGAGACAAGCGGTAAAGTACTGTCTTTATATCGTAACTGGGACGCTAATGATGAGAAACTCGAAAAGCTGGATTGGTATGTTGAGTTCAAATTCATTCCTTGGCGCGGTGCTTATGCTATTGGCCTCCCCCATCTTATTGGTGGTTTGTCTGCTGCCCTTACTGGCACTTTACGTGCTCTTATGG